CGAGGCACGCTCTCTGGCTAACTCGGATTCCAGCGTATCTATTCGGTCAAGCAGTAGATTAATCTGATGTTCTGGTGTCATTGCGATTCCTTCCTGTCCCCGATTTCCTGCTTTGTCAGTGGTGGATTGTGGTACCCGTGGGTGCTTCTCGAATGCGTCCGCTGCTGTTTCCATCAACTTGCGGTAGTCGTCTTTCAGATTCAGGGCCATCGAACGCAGGGTGTGAATGATCATGCCTGTTACATCCGCATCGGTCGCGGCAATCGCTTTCTCCAGCAACGCAGCCGACGACGCTCGCTCTCTGGCTAACTCGGATTCCAGCTCGTCGATGTGGTCGAGAAGTTTTAATTCGTCTCTGAAATATGTAAAGGTATCATCTCCCGGCTTGGTGGGCTTTACGCCTCGTTCAACCAAATTTCGCCACTGCGCCAGTTGCTCGTTCGTCAGCTTCATTGCGATTCCTCCCCTACCATGTCCGAAATAAAGGCTTCCACGTTATTCGCGTCGAAAACGGCGGGAAGTGGCCAGCCATATTTCGACTCTGCCGGGATATGTTGCTTATCGAGAAAGGCTCGATATTCTCCAAGCATGTCGTGGAACTGGCGCAACAATCCCGTGCGCTCAAACAGATAGTCAGTAAGAGCGATGCAGTCCGCTAGGCACGTTTCACAACGATCAATCGAGCACATCGGGTGTCTCATTTTTGGTAGCTTCATTGCGATTCTTTCCTGTGCCTCTAGTCTTTAGCCTCACTGGAATCGGAGTCCTTGCCACGCAACCCGGCTCCCTACTAAATTCCGACTATCCCAGTGGTCTTGAACATCGCACTTCGCCCATACCTAAATAGTGCCCTGAAATTAAGGGCGGTGTTGTAATCTTCGAACCAACGAACCCTTCGCTGATTCCGCACATTGATCCAAAGAACGGCGTAATAGAACTTGGTCTTTTTTCTGCTCAACGTGCACTCCGATCTGAGTTAGCAGGCGGGTCGCCCGAAAGCGGCTCTGCCTCGCCCGCAACGCTCCCACCCGCATCCAGCTTCCTGTCTAGGATGGCTAGCACCGAACAGCGATTACAAGGTCCGAAGTCTGAACCGAGCACTACCCATCGGCAATTTCCATCGTGAGTCATTTGCTCAACCGCCAGCTTCCGCACTTCGTCGATCTGATCCTCCATTGCCCTAAGGTCCAAACGGAGATCCGCACAATCCACCATAAGTGAATCTATGCGCGATTGGCACTCGTCGGCGCGTGCCCGCTCTCTGGCTAGGTCGGCTTGCTTATCTCTAAGGTTGACCCACTTTCTGTGTTCATCGCCGCTTCCCCAACAATGGTCGCAAACGTCAGAAGTAATCATGTTGCCGCCCATGCCGCCGCTCCAAGTGGCTGTACTGGCATAAGCACGAACTCCCAATCCGCCACAGCGAGAACATGGAGTTTCTATGCCCCTGTTTTCGAGGGCGCGTGCCCGCTCTCTCGCTAGGTCGGCTTTCAGGGCCGCATCCGCACGACGTAACACGTCAATGTGATGATCTCTGGTCGCGGTACGTGCCCGCTCGTCGCGCAGGAGGGCGTCTACTTCGGATTTCGAGTACATCTGCTCATTGTGGTCGCCGTTCGGACAATCCTTCTCGGATGTCATTACCTGGCCGTTACCAGCGAATCGGCAGATGTGACACTCTCTCGCGCTCGTCATTTTTCCCTCTTAGGTGGCAAAGTCTCATTTCTTGGTCGATCCGACATCGGCAACCCCGCTACGTCGCTCGTTTCATGCCTTTACTGGCGTCCCATATCGTTATTTCCGTCCTCGGATTGGCGCGGTCCCGCCTTTTGTGAAGAACCCAATCGACAACGGCTGCATCCGAATGAATCGCTTTTGCTTCGACCAGCGCATCTGCGATGATTTTCCAGAAGTTATCACCATCTCCCCGTTGCCCGTGACCGAGGAAAATCCAGACTTCAAGACTATATTCACTAGCAGTGATTGACCGACCTGCCAGCAATAGCCCCACGCTACTTTTGAAGGCTTTAGCTTCTTTGACGACATAGTGTCTCCCGTTGCGAGCATGTTTCACGTAATGGTTCACCGATACAGGCGTTCCCGGCACGGTGATAGTCAACTCGGTCACAGCCCGATTATCCCCGTTGTTTTGAACATCGCGCTTCGCTCGTAGGGAAATAGCGCCCTGAAATTAAGCGCCCTGTTATAGTCCTCAAACCAACGGACTCGGCGCTGATCCCGAACATTCAGCCACAGAACAGCATAGTAGAATCTTGGTTTACGCTTGCGCGTGCTGGCTTCCGATTCCCGCTTCTGGGGCCTGGGTCTTGAGCCTGTCATCATCCGTGCCTTTCGCTTTGAACACCCGCCATCTAACGGCGGTCCTTGCCTTCGCTGCGTTAGTTCTTAAAAACCAAGATCACGCTCGGAAACGGCGCTCAATTCCCTTTGCGATTCCTCGCGGCATCAATGGCGGCACTCCCGTACCCCACAGATAAAACGGCCCGCAGTGATGCACCGCATTGCCTACAAACTGCTGCGCTGCCCGTACGTTCTCCATGACATACGGAACACCTGATTCCTCGCAGATGCGCCTTGTGTGCTCGAATAGCTTGATTCCCAGTTCCGGGTACGGCGGATTCGGATGGAAGTGCTTCATTCCGTGGACGCTGAACTGCTCGCAGGGAGATGAGGCGCAGATGAAATCGAAGTCCCACATCCTGATTTGATTCACCACAAATTCAAGAACATCGCGTTTCCAAAAGTTGCAGCCCACAGGAACCTCGGGAGGATTAACCAAATCGACCCCAGTGCAAGCCCACCCACGGGCAGCAAACGCCTTCGACCAGCCCCAACGGCCGCAGAACAAATCAAGCATCCTCATCGCTGCCGCTCCAGCCGTTCCGTCCATTCCCGCTTCGCATCGGCAATCCCGTCCCGGATGATGTCCCGGATGTGCGGAGCCAGCAATCTCGCAACCTGCATCGCCTGATCCATGTTCACGGACAAGCGGTCCCTGCCAAGTTCTATTTGCGCCTTTAGGCGAGCCATGAGCTGGACTTCGCTAATCACTACTGCTTCGCCTCAAGCCTTTTTCTGTTTTCTTCCATACGTCTCTCAACACGGTCTAATTCTCGCCGGATACTCTCAATCGGATCACCGACGGGAGAAAGACTTGATAAACTCATCCGGCCGCCATCGAAGTTGCCGATACACATAGCTAAAATCATCGAGCACTCGGAACATAAGCCGGGTTGATGCATGGCTTCGCCATCGACCCTAACCCATGAAAATTCTTGCAGACAAATGCAGCAAGGCTCGCTTCTCGGAACGTGCAAGTAAGAATGGCCGAACGTCTCTAGCTCATGGCATCTCTTGCAGAGGGGTTCTAAATCATCATCTATCTCTTGGCCGACGCGAGCATAATTTCTATGGTGAACGTGCAGGTCTTGATCGTAGGCGACCACTGCTAGCCACCTTGGAATGTCACAGCGGTTGCAACGCGGATAGGCCAGTAAGAACTCCTTCCTACGCTTCTGCCACGGTTCGGACGCGATGTACTCCCGATACTCAGTTTTTGTGGTCATAGGGCTTTAGCCTTTCGCCATTCTTCGAGTTGGTCGCTCATCCAGTTCCGTCCTACCTGGCCCTCCCGCCACGCATCCGCTTCTTTTTCTAGGCGCCTTTGCTTTGCTTCGATCTGACGAATTAGCTCTGGGGAGTGGCCGCGCCGGGGTTGCGCGGGTTTTTTCTTGTGTAGTTCTTCTTGTAGTACTTCTTGATACGTCGCATCCCCATGCGCCTTCTGAGGCCTTAAAGCGCATCCCGGTGCGCCTTCTGGGGTATAAAGCGCATCCCCATGCGCCTTGTGGAAATACTTAACGACCCGGATAAGGTACTGACCGCGGCCAGTGGTGGGCTGTCCGGTGATGTAGCCCTTTTGCCGGAGTGACTTCAGGACCACTTGGCACTGGCGAACAGACCATCCGGTCTTCCTTGCCATTGCCTGAGCGCACCCGCGCCACGCACCCGAGCGGTGATCGGCCATTAGTATGATTAACGTGTAACAGAGGCACTCATCGGCAGTAATGCGGTCTGGAAGGTGCTCCAGAATGCCGCGCCTAAGCTTGACAAATCCCTGCAAACGGCCCCCTATTTCAACTTTTTCGGCCAAATCTTCCAAGCCGCACAGCGCATCAATTCTTCCCGCCGCGCCCACCACCATCCAACGCGTGCGTCCCGCCGCAAAATGCTGTCCGCTATCTTGCGCTGCCAGTAGGCTTCGCGGATCTGCTTGGCGGTTCTCAAAGCCTATTCTTTCCCTGCATATCGCAATAGTTTTGCAAGTTGTACCCGAAAGCTGTTGGCCCATTCGATTTCCGAAAATAGGCGCTGATGTATTTCGTATGTTGTAAATCTCTTTCTGCATCTCCCGTTCGAGCATTGACGTCGTCTGCGAACAGCTGCTTTGCTCTCACTTGGCCTGGAATCAATAACAATCGTGGCGCCGCTACATTTAGGACAAGCCAGGCCAGCTTCTCCGTTTTCGCTCATACGGCTACTCCGAACCGCGGGCGAACATGCAGCTTTTTATGGCAATCGCCCCACTTGCAAAGGGTCGTGACGTTCGAGAGCTTGTCATCGCCGCCCTTCCCAAGCGGCAGAATGTGGTGCATATCCAAATCACATTGGTAATGCCACTTTCCGCATGATGTGCAGGTGTGCTGATCGCGGTAAAAACATTCCAGACGAAGCACTGTCTTGTCCGCACCGAAACGGAACTCCTTGCCGGTGTGCGTGACGTATGACCTTTTATCGAAAAATTTAGCGCCCGCAGTCGCTTCACTGTCTACGTTGTGGCGTTTTCGGCTCATGAATTTGGTCCGTATCGGGAGCTGACCGACGGCAGCGTAACCTCATAGCGGCTTGATTTGGATCGTGCCTATCGCGCCGCCGTTCCCGAAAGTCAGCCTTCCACTTCGATATTCAGTCGCTCACACATCCCTAGCAGGCTCTTTTCGTAGTCTGCCGGAACTTTCCAGCCGGTCTTGCCGGTTTTCTTGGAGTCAAGGCGCTTGCAGCCAGTATCAGCAAAGAATGTATCGAGTTGCGGCACTGCGATATATCCAGATGCAATGATGTAATGCCCGTTAAACTCCTCAGGCCGCGTGATGATGATTTTCTTTTCCGGTTCGACTTGGGACATTGCATCGAGAGCTGAAGGCACGCCACGCGCGGCAGCCTCGGCTACTTTGTTTGCAGCAATCTTCTTTTGCTTCTCTTTGCCTTCCTCAAATGTGACTGTCCCGTGCTCCTCAACATCGTTCCCGATTGGTAGATTGAAAATGATAGTGATTCCGTACTTCCGAGAGCCAGTCATGGCCTTATATACAGATTTGTCTGTGCCGTCATACCCATCGCCGGGGAAACACCATGAACGTTTTTCGCCTGTCTCGGCGTCCTCTAACGTCCATTCCATAACAAGGTTGGTCATGTAGCCACTTCTGATCGCACCTTCCTTTGATCCTTTTTCATGAGGCACGCGAGTCAAGAAAAAATCCTCAGCGTTCGGCTTACTGAGAAGCGTTCCAGTAAAGATCAAGCCGCGTGCACACATCAGCTTGTTGACAGCTACAACCGCATCTTCGATCCGCAGATAATTCCCTCCGCCCATTGCGGAGTCGAACTTCCCCAATTTCTTGACCACGCCAACCGCGTTTTGAATTTCCAGAATCTTCTGGGCAAGATTCTTCTTGGTCGTTTCGGGCTTCGCTTCAAGCGCCTGTTGCGCGTCACTCACAGTTTTCCCTCTCTTGTTCGGCTATGTCGGCTAGGTAGTTCGCGTAGGCAATTTCCGCCTTGGCCCAGATGCGCTCGGCATCCTGCTGGCCCAGCTCGTAGAACTCGCGCCCAAATTCTTCCCAAGCGATGTATCCGGCCTCGCGCAAGATGGCGTCTTCGCCCGCGATGATCTTGTAATAGTTGGCGCGCTGTTCCATCTGTTCGTCGGGAGTCATGATGCCCTCCGCTTCAATGGCCCGTGGCAGATGATCTCGGCATAGGAAAGCCAATTCATCTCAGGCGGCTTCGGCGTCACGCTGCGAATGGCGGCGTCGATGACGTCGGCGTGCAACGCATCGGGAAATTCGCCTACTCTGTCTTCCTGACGCACGGACAGCGCAGCCAGGATGACTTCCAAAGCGGCTTGTTTCTTCGGGTCCATCACAGGCTCCCATGCAGAATGAAGTAGATAGCCAAAGCAGAGATCGCGGTAATGGCGAGAGCTAACCCCGTTCCGGCCCACAAGCGTTTGCGGTCTTCGCGAGCCTCACGCACGCGAAAGGCAGCCATTGCCGTTTCGATGAAGTTCTTTTGCCCTTCATCTGAGCGGCGGATGATGTCCTCAGGCGTCAGCCGAGGCTTTAGGTTGTTCATCTGGTCAATCACGGTCGTGGCCTCCGATAACAGATTCAAGCGACCCGCCCTTCTAGAGCCCGTTTATGGCCTTGATGACGGCCTTAAGATCGAAATCAGAATCAGTGATCTCTTGCTCTAGAAGCGTATCTTTGGTATCGGCCCATTTCGTTACTTCACGCGGCTCGTACTTCTCATCGAATACAATTTCCTGCCTGGAGCCATAGTCAGACGGCCTTGTTTTATCGGTCGGCGTCTTGCTGATGACGTAGTTCACCGTTTCTCTATATTGGCGCTTGCCGTGACGTTCAATGGTGATTTTTATCAAGCGATGCGCTCTTTCCGAACGGGTTTCACTGGACGCGGAAGGGCCATGATGGGCGCATAAAGCCTGAACTGGCCGTAGACATCATCGTCCGTGTCATTGCACAATCCGACTTCCAAAAGGTGCTCAATCTCCATGCTGATGGGCCGGTCATTTCGTATAGCGCGACGAGTAATGGCCTCGATCATTTCGGGGTCCACGTTAATGCGCAGACGTGCCAGCCGTTTTCCGGTAAAGATCAGCATACGTTTTCCACAGGTACCTTTGACGTTATGTGGCGATCTGTGTAAAGCTCCCGGTAACCGAGTGGTTGGCTGGTAAACCGTCTGCGGAAAGGGGAACCCGTGGGCCTTCCATCGCTTGAGGATCTGTTCGATTTTTCAGACAGCGCGCTGCAAGATTTAGAGCTTTCGGCCCTGAACCGCGCAGCGAATCTCTCCAAGATTGCCAAACGCGATATTGATTCATGGATTGAACAGATGGCGGCAGGAATGGTGACACAGTGGTTCCGCGAGAACCGATCCAAGATTCTGCGAGGAGATGCCGTGCAGGCCGCACCGCACAAGGTGGAGTTTTTATCAGACGTTAAGAAATCCGCCTGACAAGTGTTAATAGCCGCATTTTCATTGTTGTTTGTGTATTTACGATTGAGATAATTAACATAGCTATAGCTTATAGGCCACAGCATGGCCCAAGCTGTTGATTCATTTCCGGGTTGTGAAGTTGGATTCACGTTGTGAAAATACACGCCACGTGTATAAGAGTCAAGGACTATTTCATTTTTCTTGACAGGAACACCGTTAGTGCTTAGGATTGCCAGCATGGTACTCCAAAAGATGGTCCAAGTGCTTGAATGCACATGCTCTCGGTGTGGCGCTACCTGGCGGCCGGTTGGCGAGCCTAGGCGCTGCGGCGTGTGCAAGTCTCAATACTGGAATAAGCCGCGTATCCTTAAAAAGCATGGTGGCCGTCCCAAAAAATCTGTAGCCCTCGAAACCATCGCACAAGATTAGTGGCTGGGCTTACGCACCCAGCCTAGCGGTTACCAGCCGCGCGTTTGGCAGGACGGGAAAAACAAAGAAAAGCGCCCTGCACAAAATTATCGTGTGAAAACATCATGCGTTGACTGGATCGCCTGTACGTGCTCGCCAGCTCGAATCAGCATGGGCAATCTCCACAATGGATGCAAGTAGCGATTCGAAACATGGCGCTTCCATTCGTAACCAAGAACCGCGGCGCCCAGGTCAACCGCAGCCCACGCGCCCATAATGGCGGCTGTATTGCGTGAACCGGGAAAGAATGCACCCGATTCATGCCGATACGTACCGCCTGATAAATAGCTTCTGGTATGGATCGCATCCGCGGCCCAGGCTGCAGCCATTACAGACGCATCCGCTACAAACTCCCGATTGATGACAGGTTCAGGCTTGGCCGGCCGATCATATACTGGCCGTTCGGGTGAATCGCAATCTCGGAAGCATTCGGTTTGACCGCGGGCGGCGATCGGCGCAAGCAAGACAGCGAGCACAATGGTCAGTTTCACAGGGTCACCGCCACAATGCCAATGAGGATGATGCCAATCAGGATGTACCATGCCCATTCGCCGGTATCCTCTAAAAACTCACCGATGGCGGGCAGAACCCAAAAAAAGATAGCGAGAGCTGCCACGATGTCGAGGATTAGCGTCATAGCGATAGCCTCACACGGCGCAAAGCAATGCGCTTTTGCTCGTTCAGGGGAATCCAGCGCGGGAACAGCCAGCACATGATGCGCGTCATTGGCGTCCGTACACTTTCGCCATAATTCTCTGAGCGTTACGGATTTCGGGGCCTAACTTATCCCAAAGTTCTTGGGTATCTGGTTCACCCTCTAACAGGCCTTGTGCTCTACCGCTTAATTCTCTCAAAGCCTCAACCAATTCGGGCACAATGGCGCGTGTTTCGTTCAGCACGGCCAGTTGGTACGCGATTTCCTTGATCCAAAGTGTTCGGTCTAAATATGCCTGATCTGGCCCGGCGAAAAAGTGTGTAGCCTTAATTTCTTCGGAAGTCATTGTTTTTCTCCTCTGCGCTGGTAAGCGCTTTTAGTGTCTAGACGTAAGTAACTGAATAGCACGTTCTGCAGCATCGTGAATCTGTTCGAGTGTGGCGCCGCGCGCGCATAGGATCTGAATGGCGGCCAGAGCTGCAAGCAAGCGTTGCATATCGCTGGTTTTGGGTACGGTGTGAGTTTGTCTCATGTTTCACCTTAGGTACAGCCGGCAACGCACCCGTAAGGATGCGCTGCGAGGATACCTACTGTTCGTATTCGTAAAACTTATGTCCCAAGTCAACACAGACGGAGAATCCGCGCGCGTGGTACATTTCGGCCGTCGCCATGATCGAATCTTCATCTGGGAAATATACGGTTGACGTGCGAATCGCGTCGGGTGGCAGACAATCCCTGTCCGTAACCATCTTTATTCGTCCACCACGTTGCTCTGAAGCGTATATGGTAATCATGCTGCCACCTCGACACTTTCCACGACAAAGTAGGGAGGCTTTTTGTCGGCGCGGCGATACAGAGACCACAGCAAGCGGTGATCGGTCAATGCCCTGTTCAGGCGCAGACGTTCGGCCTTAATTGCGTCAATGGCATCGGCAAAGAATGGGTTAGACAGCGCAGACTCGCAAGCGCGAATAGCAGCGTTGACGCGTTCCAAGTCCTGCAGGATCCGCTTATCTAGCGTGTTTTTGGGCTGTGGGATGGCTCGTTTGCAGCAAGGGCAGATGTTCATTTGTTTTCTCCTGTGGCAGTTGGTTACTGCCTTAAGTGAACCCAGTATGCACTAACAGTGTTTTCCTGTCAAGCATAATCGTACGCTCCACTCAAAATAGTTTGCTCTTGCCTGTACGCTTGTGCCCTGTTAGGCTGCAGGTCGCTGTCAATGCGCAGGGTTAACAATCAGATGGCACAAGCCCCAGGTACACTACCCCCCAAGACTCAACCTACTGTTCATAGACGTTCTACCCGTAAGGCGCCCGCCATTAAGAATGCTGTTGTAGCTAAAAGACTCGCTGGCGAATCGACTGCCAAGATTTCACGCGACTTAGGCATCGCTGTCAATACGGTTCGTAATATCACTAACTTAACGGACGTGGACCGAATGATGGAAGATGGTCGCGCCGGCGCTATGAATCGAGTACCAGCAGCACTCAAAACTCTAGACGTTCGCCTAGAGAAGAATAGCGAATCCGCGGCTCTCTGGTTACTGGATAAATGCTTTGATAATCAGCAACCTACAGGTAATCGGCTGGCAAGTGACGTAACGCTGAATCAGACGCTGAACGTGTTATTGCACAGCGATCCGCCGGCAGAGACCGCAAACCCCGAAAAGTTAAAGTCCTCTGTTATCAGCGAGATAGAAATACAGCCCACCAAAGAGTAGCGTCAGATAGAGTTAAATGTAATGTAATCAAGCACATCGTAGTTAACATAGATGATTATTATCAGACGTAGTGGTCCGGGGGCCTACCTGGCAGGGAAGCAGGCAAGGACGGCCGGCGGCAAAAATATATGTACATCTGCCCAGACAATTTTTGGCATTTCCTTGTAGCGACAAAGCCATTGACACGTGTAGCGACACGGCATAATGTAGCGACATGAAAACCGTGATGTGGCGGATGCGGGTTTCGGAAGAGGAATTGAAGGACTGGCGTGCGAAGGCAGAAAAGGAAGGACAGTCACTTGCGCAATGGATTAGAGAACGTTGTAACGATGAAGTTATGCAACCGAATGTTGCGATTCCTACGGATGCGGGACGGAAGTTTATTGCCGATCGAGTTGCTGTGGAGTCTGCCGGAATCGTGGAAAAGGCTGCTGTACGGGGAGGAAAAGTAGAAGTATGCTCGCACAACTATGGAGCGAAAGCGTGTCCGATACCGGGGTGTGAGAACTACAAATGGAGGCGCAAATGAAACAGTTGGGGGTACTACCACACAGGGACCCGGATTATGTGAAACCGTTTGAGGTACATTTGGCGGAATCGAAGTGGCAGTTTTGCCTTTGCAAGAGTTGTCAGGATTATCGGTTTTTGATTGAGAGCCAGCCGGGCGATCCGGTGGATTTCAGGACGTATCGGAAGAAGGACGAGAGGTACTGAATGAAGAAGGTGGTGTGGGTGCTGGATATAGGGGAATATGCGCCGGAGTTGAAGGCGTTGACCAGGCCGTTTCTGGAGCGGTGGGCGGGAAAGTGCGGGGCGGAGATTCGGGAGATTCGGGAGCGGAGGTATCCTAGGTGGCCAGTGGTGTACGAGAAGCTGCAGATTCATGAATTGGGGAAGGACTATGACTGGAACATCTATGTGGACTCAGACGCCCTTATCCATCCAGATTTTGTGGATATTACTGAATTCCTTTCTCACGACACTGTGCTTCACTGGGGATGCGACTTTGCGCCGAACCGGTTTCGATCGGACGCATATTTTCGGCGTTCGGGTCGGCAGATTGGCAGTTGCAACTGGTTTACTGTGGCTAGTGGAGATTGCCTTGATTTATGGCATCCTCTCGAAATGACGTTCGATGAGGCAGTGAGAAACATCACGCCGACGACGAACGAGCGGAATTTCGGGATGGAGCCGGGTCATTTGATTGACGATTACACGCTTTCCCGCAACATCGCCCGGTTTGGGCTGAAGACGACGACGATTGGGGATCTTCTTGGGAAATATGGACTTGTGGGGGAGAAGGTGGAATATTTGTGGCACGAGTACGTGACCACGATTCCGGACAAGATTCTGCATTGCAAGCAAAGGATGTATAGCTGGGGGATTAACAAGGAAGCGGGGATGGCGGACCCGCCGAAGCCGGCCATTGATATCTCCAAGGCATTAAAGATATTCGGGTGGATGAGCGAGCAGGAGCTTTTCTGGCTGGCCAAGCAAGCGAAGGAGCGGAAATGTATTGTGGAAGTAGGCAGTTTTCATGGGCGCAGTACGCGGGCGATGGCGGATAACACGTTTGGGCAGATTTTCGCGGTGGATACGTGGGCGGGGGCGCCGGAGCAAAGGCGGCTGTTTGCGCAGGAGACGCGCAACGCCTACACGGCCTTTGAGTACAATCTGCTTGACCATATTTCGTCACTGCATGTCCAAGCGATTCGGAAGGACTCGCAGGCCGCGGCGGCGGGATGGAACGGGAATCTCAGGCCAGACATGATTTTTATAGATGCGGCGCATGATTACGAGTCGGTGAAGGCGGACATTCAGGCTTGGTCGAAGATTCTGGCGCCTGGGGGCTTGCTTTGCGGGCATGATTATGGGCCAACCGCCGATACGCCCGCGGGGGATGTTTGGGGGGTGACGCAGGCGGTCGAGGAGCTGGTGCCAGATTTCCAGCAAGGGCCGAACAGCATCTGGTATCGTCAATTCTGAAAGAAAACTAAAAAGGAGGCACTATGGGCGGAATCGTAGGAATGGGCCAAGCAATCGGTGGTTTGACAACTACAAACGCGGTTCAATACTTTCAGCAGTTGCAAAATGCACAAATGAATTTTCAACCGTTGGTAAATGTAAAACGTGTCGATGCGCCCAAGGTGGCTGATCTTGCGCGCACGACGCTCGTTGCCGTCGAACCCTCGGAACAGGTAGCGGTGGAGCGGGTGAATCTGGCGGCCAAGGCCCGAAGACTCCTCGGATACAAGGTTCTCGGGGAGCGCATCGACAAGGACGAACGGGCCAAGCAGTCCCGCTGGGAGTGCGCACAGGCGTTCGAGAAGCTCGGATTTGATCCTCTCGATGCGGACAAGGTGAAAGCCTATCAGAGCCAGATGGTTGCTTCCAAGGGGCACATGGTAAAGTGGGAAAAGACTCCGCTGGAGAAATATGCCGAAGCGGTGCCGGAATTTGCGCTTTCCAGAGCCATTGAACTGAAGGAAGAATTGCCAGCCGCGACGTTTGAAGTGGAATTTCTGCACGCGGTGCCTGACCCGTTTTTGATACTGGTTTACGGTTCGGAGCGATTCTACATCGACGTGTGGGACGAGCCGCTGTTCGAAGGTCGCCGGACGGTTTAAGTGGGTTACTACCAAGGCGAACTCGGCTGGCACGAAGTCATCAATAATCTTGACCGGATGCCCAAGCAGCGCGAGTTTATTTCCAGCAAAGCGTTCGGGTGCGCGTACGTCGGCGGTGAAGGGAGCGCCAAAACAAGCGGATTAATGGCCGCTTGCATCCTGAATGCGGCCGACGATCCAGGCGGAATGAGTCTCGTTGGCCGTTTGAACATGCCTGCCCTCGAAACCACGACCCTGCAGACGTTTCTGGAGCTGGTACCCGCGGAATGGGGCACCTGGGCGGAAGCAAAGAAGATCTGGACGTTCGAAAACGGGCATCAAGTGCTTTTCCGCCATCTCGACATCACCGACCCCAAGGTGCAAGGGCATATAAAATCGCTGAATTTGAGCAAAGCGTACGTGGATGAAGCGTCGGAAGTCGATGAAAAGGTCATTTTGCTGCTGGTCGGTCGTCTTAGGCGGAAAACGAAGTCCAGGCGCATTTTGAGGCTTGGAAGTAACCCTGCCGGACACGATTACATGTGGCGGTGGTTTTTCGATCCGAACCGGAAGGACGATTGGAAGCGGCTATATCACGGCATTTCGGCAAGTTCCATGGAAAACGTGTTTTTGCCGGAAGAATACCTGGCCAACCGGCTTGCCACGTACCCGAAGGACTGGGCAGACCGGTTCATTTACGGATATTTCACCGATTTCACGGATTTGGTGTACAAAGAGTTTACGGAGCCATCGCATGTCTACGACGACACCGAAAATCACGCTATCTTCGGAGGTCAAAACCTGCCTCCTTCTGATTGGCCGGTTATCGTTGGCATGGATATTGGAAGCGGGTCAGAGGGTGATCCGTGGGCGCTGCCGATTATCGCTGTGGCTCCGGATGGTCGCCTGTACCAATTTGCTGAAGTATACGGAGTTGATCTACGAATTGCACCCATCGCCGCCGAATTACAAGGATATCTTAGTGGACGAACGCTTGAGGGACTTGCTTACGACTTTGCGCAGCGAGCTGCAGCGCAAGAGTTAGAGGAGCACGGAATAAACGGCGTACCGGCAATGAAAGAGCGCCGCCCTGGCCTCTTTAAGACCGAGCAGTACATGCACATCGACACGAACCTCACGCATCCCTTCAATCCGAACATCAACGGTTCCCCGCGGTACTTCGTCGCCTCTTCCTGCCAGAACACGATACGGGAAATTTCGGGCTATAAGTGGCCGAAGGACCGTTCCGGGCAGCCCAAGAACGATTTCACGACCAATCACGAAAACTCGCACATGCCGGACGGAATCAGGTATGCGATACATACGTTTCGCCCGCTGCCCATGGAAATTGTGACCGCGAAGAAGTGGGACAAGCCCGGCCTGCCGATTATGAGTAAAATCTTCTGGCAGCAGAAGGAGGTGGCGGATCAAAAGCAGGCCAAAGTGGAACGCTGGAAAAGGACTCCTTTCCATTCTTCGAGAAAAGGACTATTCTCACGTCCAACATGATGTACAGAAAACAGCTTTTGCGGTGAAGTGGATTTTTTGGCTTTTCGGTTTGATGGGTTCCGCCTATGCCCAAGGCGTTCCCTTTGCTGTGAATCCTCCAGCACCTAATTCCCAGATTACGGTCTGCGGCGCGCCGGCACAAGGCGGCAATCCCTGCACGAATCAGATTCCCATTTATGCCGATGTGGCGCTTTCGCAGGTCATACCGCAACCTGCTTCACTCGATGCCTCTGGAAATTTCACATTTTTCTACGATCAGGGTTCCGCGCCCGTGCAAGTGCAGATTACTGGCAGAACCGATGTCATTTCGGGCGGTGGAAGCGGATCGGGTATTTTCGCAGGTCCGCGTCCCTGGATTGATTGCTCCGCTTCTCCCTACAACGCCCCCTTTACGCTTGGCGCCACCGTGCCCACCGTGAATGCCGGTCCTGCCCTGCGTGCGTGTATTGCGGCCCTTCCGACGAGTGGCGGAACCATTCGCCTGAACCCTGGTCGGTATGGAATTTCCACGGCTGTAGCGGATACGCAGAACGCGCAGGTAGCCATTAATCTTGCACAGAAAAACGGTGTGCGTCTGGAGTGCGGCACTTCAGCCGGTATCAATCAGTCTGGAACATCTTCCCGGCCCTGCTCCATCGAGCTGATTACTGGAATCCCCGCAGGCACGATCGCCATTGAGTGCGGTCCTTACACGGGATCGGGCGGCACCTATGCCGGTCCAAAGTTTTCCAACATTACGGTCATTGATAACACGGCCACGGGCGGCGCAGGCTTTGCCATGAAGGATTGCTCGGATGAAGTGTTCGAGAGTCCTGCAACCGATGGATTCACCTATGCGGGTCTTTCCGCACCGGCCACGCCAACAGTCACGGCGGTCGCAGGCGGCGCGCTTGGCGCAACTGTAACGGTATTCGTCCAGATCGCGCACCGTACCGGATGGGGCACTTCCCTGCCCTCGGCGGAGACTTCCGCCACGACGGACGGCACCTGCCCCGGCTCCGGCAACTGCACGGTGCGGGTTGCCCTGCCTGCGACTCCTGGCGCTCCGGCGCTCGACGCAATGGTGTATGCATCCACCGTGACCGCGACGGAAGTATCGCAGAACGCTTGCTGTACGGGCGCAGCCTACGGGACGAACTTCGACATCGCAGCCGCGCCGAGCGGCTCAGGGTTGCAGCCGGAAGTTTCCAATCATACGCGCGGTACGGGCATCGTTTTCACCGGCACGAACGGATGGGGCAACTCTACCGGCTTCGTCAACCACGCGATGATTATGGATTTCCGTTCAGGGAAAAATACGCAGATGGCCTTTGCGCACTCGGCGCAGGGCGTCACGGGCGTCAACTATTTCAATGGCGACATCATCTGCAACGCCACGACCGCAGGACAGCCGTGCAGCGTCATCACCGACAACACGCAATTTTTCGGAACGCACTGGGAAAGCGGCACCGGGCGGATCTTTCTTTCCGTGGATGGCACGAATGCGCACCGCGCCCGCGGCTTTGGCGCATACGGGATTTTGATGGAAAGCGCCACCACCGGCATCAGCATGACCTACACGGCTGGCGCCAAGATTTTTGCGCACATGACCACGATGACGAACGGCATCCTGAACGATAGCCATTCGGGAACGAACGAATACCACCTAACGTATGCCAGCGGCACGATCACGAACCCGATTGTGGACAATGCCCCCGGAAACAACTTTGCCTGCGCCAACGGTTTTTGTGGGGGAATGTTTAGTGCCCTGACGATGGGACCTGCGGGCGGCGCAGGGAAATTGCTGTTCTCGCAGACTGCGCCCACGATTTCCTCAGGGTTCGGCTCCAGCCCTACGATCTCCGTCACCAATGGAACCGCATCGTTCCGCGTGAACGTAGGAACGGGCGGGGCGGCTTCGAGCGGCGTGATTGCCATGCCAACCGCCTCGGCCGGATGGAATTGCCAAGTGAATAACATCACCGCAGCAGCCGCGCATCGCGCAGATAACACCCGGCAAACGGCATCCGCAACCGGCACGGTGACGGTTGAGAACCAAACCACCAGCACCGGAGCAGCCGTTGCCTGGGGAGCCAGCGACATCCTCTCATTGAATTGCGGTGGAAATTGAAACTGGCCGAACTGAAAGAAAAGATTGCCGGAGCGTGGCGCAGACAGAGAAGCGAAAAATTCTCCATTCCGACCCAGTGGAGCGAACATGCGCCTGCTGCGCCTCCCATCACCGTCATTGAGTGCCCTTCCTGTAAAAAGCAGTACGAAATGAAAGGTTTAATTCCGCTATCCGCCTATCAGGCAACCGTGGTTTGTGAGTGCAAGGAACCCATGGAAGTGTTTCTGGACAAGCATGGCAACATGAAAGCGATTAAGCGCGGGTACAACACCTTATGAGTTTCTTCCGTCCACCGACGATCTATAAGCAGGGCAACCCGCCAGACCAGTCCTCGACTTCGCTGGCGGGCGATCAGGTTTTCCCGATTCCCTGGGTCGATGATCTGTGGGTCGATATTCAGAATCATCTGGTGAAACGCTGCACGTCGCAGAATCCCTATACCTGGGTTTCCATTGAAGGCGGCGGCGGCGGGGGCGCTCCGACTTTCGATCAGATCATGAGCGGAACCAATATTTCCGCTTTCATGGTTGTCGGAACGGGCGCCACACTGGGGCATTCGGGAACCGGTGTTGTGGACGCCACGGAAATCAATGGCATTCCGATTACCGGAACGCTCACGCACGCGGGACAAATTCCCATTTCACAGCCGGGCAATACAAGCGCGGTCTGGGCCGATCCCTTGGTGCAGGGCACGCAAGCCAACGGCACCGCGGCCAGCACCATCAATCCCGTGCTTGTTTCGGGCGTTGGACCGGATACCAATCAGCACCAGCTTTCCACCGACAACTCGGGAAACCTGAACACCGTGGTCAGCGGGACCGTGGCGGTATCGAACTTCCCTGCCACGCAACCAGTCAGCGGCACCGTAACGGTTACGCAAGCGACGGGTACGAACCTGCATGTGGTGAACGATGCGAGTTCTGCTGTTATTGGCCATGTCATCGCGGATACAGGTTCCACGACCGCGGTAACTGGCAACGTAACGGTAGTGCAAGGTACCGGCACGAACCTGCACGCAGTCCTTGATGCTGGCAGCGCAGTTATCGGGCATGTCATTAACGATGCCTCATCAGCCGTCATCGGGCACGTCATCACCGATACGGGTTCAACTACCGCAGTCACAGGAACGGTCGCAGTGAGCGGTACAGTTACCGCGAATGCCGGAACGAATCTAAATACTTCCTTGTTGGCGCTCGAAGCAGGCGGCAATCTTGCTGCCATCAAGGCGGACGTAGACAAACTTCCTTCGCAGGGTCAAGCACTCGCTGCGGCTTCCATGCCAGTTGTTTTGACGGCGGCGCAGATCACGACCCTTACGCCGCCGAGCACTGTCACGGTAACGCAGGGAACGGGAACCAATCTTCATGCCGTCCTCGACGCAGGCGCAGCGGTCATCGGCCATATGATTGCCGATACTGGCTCGACGACCGCCGTAACTGGCAACGTGACCGTGGTGCAAGGTACGGGCACGAACTTACATGCGGTGCTGGATGCCGGGGCCGCCGTCATCGGGCATGTCATCAATGATGCCTCTGCAGCTGTCATCGGTCATGTCATCGCGGATACAGGGTCCACGACCGCAGTTACTGGAAACGTAACAGTAGTCCAGCCAACCGGGACGAACCTGCATACCGTACTCGATGCTGGTGCCGCAGTGATCGGGCACGTTATTGCCGACACGGGATCGACAACAGCCGTAACGGGAACGGTTACGGCGGCTGGCAACCTGACCAACAACAACGCCGCTCCTGACGCAACGAATATCGGAACTCTACCAGCTCTTGGAAATGCCAATTCTCCCACATGGACGGAAGGCGATCAGGTTCTAGAGTCCGTTGATCTTCACGGCAGCCAAAGAATTATGGGCGGAAATGTCCCTGAAGTTACCGGGTCATGGACTTCCGCCACGGGATCGAACACGGCAATCACCCTGACCAATATTATCGGCTATGCCGGTATCGCTGTTTCTTGGAGCGCCACCGCCACAATCACCGCAGGAACCATCACGTTTGAGGTTTCCGATACCACGGCGGGAACCAACTGGTATCCGATTGACGCTACGAACATAAAGACGCGCGCTGCGTTGAATACCGGAAATGGCACGCAACCGCTTTCGGCAACAAATCAAGGATTTCAGGTTGACGTAACCGGATGGGCTTCGTTTCGGGTGCGGTTGTCCACCGTAATTACCGGGACCGGCACAGTCAGTATCGGCGCGATGGCGACCCAGCAAGCGCCTTCGCAGGGTTCGGCTTCGATTCAAAGTGCTACCAGTTCGTTTGCGATTGGCGATAACACGTCGAACGTCGTGCCGCTTCCTGACCCCGGTTTTAATAACGCTCCTCTTTTCGTTGCTCAATCCGTCTATGGTGGAGCCTTTTCGGGAACCACGGATGCTGTCCGCAAGGGTTGGAGCAAGCAGCGTACCCCAACCGTTTTCAGAGCAGCCATTGCAACAGCCTCCGGCAATACCGCTGTCTGGACGCCAGGAGCCAGCAATAAATTCCGCTTGCTGAAGTTTCAAGTCACAGTAGTAGGAAATGCGGCATTTGCCACCACCGCAGGCACGGTTACGATCACGTTTCAAGATTCCAGTACGGATATGAATGTCAAGTACGTAATTTTTGTTCCCCTCGCTGCTGCGGCAACGACCAATGGCGTGCAATTCAATTCTGGACTGATTGACATGGGGTACTTCGGGGTTTTATCCGCAGCCGCAGGAAACGTGCTCAATGTAAACCTCGCACTTGGTGGAACCGGAGCATTGGGCGGCGGCGTGGTTGTGAACGTACAAGGCACTGAAGAATGAGTCGAAGCGATCTTAAGATCGAGAAGGGCGGCTTCCCGGTTTACGGTGCGGGCCAGATCGAGAAAGTCAACGCCATGCGCCGCGCGAAATCCCTGCCCGAAGTCGATACCCCGATCGTGCCCACCAAGGGCGAAGCGCTGTTCACCACCGCCGAGGAGATGCACAATGAGCCAGCCAGTTGCGCGAATTGCGTATTTCTCCGCAATGACAAACACTGCGCTCTCATTGGGGCGCGAACCCCGATTCAGAACATCACCAACAATGACATCGAATACTGGCCCTGCTGCTCCATGCATACCTACGGAGTTTCCAAGAACATTGATTATTTTGGTGCCGGTGATCCCGATTACATGGGACTCGTTTGGATAAACGCACCGAAACCAGGACTGAAACATGGCGGCGCGAACTGCGGCGGCTGCGACGGCGGCGATGATTGCGATCATTACATCGTGGACGGCAAGACGGAAAAGTGGGATAGTCCCACTGGCTTCTGCCGCGCGCTGCAAACGACGGTCGCGTGTGGTGACGTGTGCAGTTTGTGGCGGGACGATGACATTTTAGGATGGCGGGAAGCGGTGAAACTAATCAATGGCTGACCTATCCTCGATGGCCGCCCTCGCAAAACCCTTGTTCAGCAAGGTGGCGGCGCTCGCTCAGAAATCCAAGAATGGCAAGGCCAGCATGAAGCTGAAAGTGTCCGCGAAAGCGAAACCCAAACATGGACCAGCCACCAAAGAGCGCGCTTGAAAAGCAAATCGAAGCCGAAGCCCAAGAGCTTGAGTCTGTTCCCAAGGTTCCGGTACAGAAGTTCCTTGGGAGTCACGTTCGATGTCACTTCTGCGGTCAACTGTATCATCCCGAGGAAGGGACCGAAGTGCAAGGGCGCGGCAAATGCCCGAAATGCGGAGGGATAGCGTAATGGCTGACAACTTTGGAAAGGAAGACCAGTGGAATGAGTACAGTCTTGACGAACTCCGTTCTGTTGCTGGTTCTCTCCTGTATCTCGCCGGTCGTACTGGCAATTATACTCCTGCTGCGGGAGTACCAGCACCAGCAGATCGAGAAGGGGCTGATCGACAGGCTCCTCGTAAGTCAGGGACATAACCCGCTGCCCGACATCGAACCGCTCGCGGAGATCACCGGCGAAGCCAAGCAAGCCGACATTGCCGAACGCATCGAGGAAGCCGTTTCGAGATTGAAGCACATGAAACAAAAGCCCAATCCAGTAAGATTTGCAATCCCCGGAATGCCGCAACCCCGCGCAGGAATGGGGGACGTGAAGAAATGAATTGGGCTTACATCGCCGGATTCTTTGATGGTGAAGGATCCATTTATGTTCCAATGGGCCAAAAGTATGTCACAAATGTTTTCATTTCTATTTACCAGTCGGATCAAGGTGTGCTGTTGCGAATACAGAGATTTCTTGCGGCCCATGGAATCCACAGCAAGGTTAGGCTAGAGAAGCGTGTCCGTAAAACGCCAGATCGAGTCATCAGCAAGAAAGCACAGTACATTCTGGATTTCAGCAAAAAAGAATCTGCCTATATTTTTCTTCGCTCAATCCGACCTTACTGCATTGTGAAGAAACAAATAATTGAAGACTGTCTTCGGTATCTTATTCTTTTCCCTGCCATGACCAAAACGCAACGAGAGTGGCGGCGCATGGAAGGAAGAAGGAAATCAGCGAATGGGTAACGCACCTTCTGGATTGATGGCGGGCATTCGCCAGCTATTTAAGGGCGGAGATAAACCAATCCGCAGCCCTTTGGCAAAAAGCCAGAAGGATGTTTTTCCATCATATCCCCAAAGTGAGAAGCCCGAGAAACGCATCCTGTGGTTGTTAGATCAGTACTATTACCAAAGTCAATACGAGAAATTACAACTCCACAGAAAATGGTTTAGAAACCACCTGTTTTATACGGGTTACCACGACTCCGTGTTAAGCGACACAGGGATGTCTTTTGATTCCGTCGGCGTTAATCAGGCCGAGTACAGTTTCGCAGCCAACGATTATCGTGCTTACATCCGATATGGAGCTGCCATGTATGTACAGACTGCCCCTGAGTTCATAGCGCAGCCCACTTCCGCCGACATCGAAGCACAGGGAGTAGCTGAAGCCGCGCGCGCCACGCTGGCCATGATGAAGGAAAACATCGGCTACGACGCCATCCGCGCCATGGAAGCGACGAACCTGCGCATTTACGGCAACTCGTTCCGGTATAACTATTATTCGGTCGATCCCCGCTACGGGTTCGTCACCGCCCCGGTGTTCGAAGACGTGGAGGTGCAACTTGATGCGGGATCATGGCAATGCCCGAATTGCGGAATGGGCGGAGAAGGTATTCAATCTGTGTGCCCTTCGTGTGGCCCATCTGCGCCACAGCCAATCCAGCAAATCCCTCCTAACACAGCAACCGTGCCTCAGTTGCAAGGAAAAACCGTTTATCCCAAAGGGCAGGAAATCTGCGAAGTGGTCTGGCCATTCGAAGTCTACGTGCGGTCTTCAGTAAAGAATCTTTGGCAGGCGCCGTACTTGCTGCGCGTGCGCATGGTGGACAAGCCTTCGCTGCAAGCCACCTACCCCAAGGCTGACTTCGGCGGCGATGCCTACATGCCGGGTGACACGGTCAATGCCTCGGAAGATATTGGACTCATTTACCAGCAGGCGATTCCCGAATTGCCAAGCGATCCGACGCAGTATCCCGGCTGGTACGAACGCGCTGTGACGCAGGCCAAGACCACGCTCATTCAGGGATGGATCAGACCGAACCAGTTCTTTTTCGATGACGAACTGAGAAAGAAGTTTCCCGATGGACTGTATGCCGCGAAAGCCGATGATTGTCTCCTTGAATCCCGCAACGAGTCCATGGACGACCACTGGACTCATTTTAAGCACATCCACGTCGAAGGACGGTTCTGGGGAGACGGAGATGATGATTTATTACCCGATCAGATGCTCGTGGACGAGGTGGACCGCCTCATCCTGCGTCACGTCGATTACAACACCCTCCCCGTCTTACTAGCGGATACACAAAAGCTCGACAAAAACAACATCATCAATGACGCTGGATACATGATTGAGGTGAAAAACCTTGGCCAACGTAATCTGGATCAAGTCGCCAAATGGCTTCCTGGCGGCCAATTATCACCGGATGTTTGGAACTGGCGAGGAGCTAAAAAGCAAGATATGCAGTTTCATTCAGGGATTAGCCCCGCTTCAATGGGACAGCATGTCCCTGGAATTGACACATTCGGTGGACAGCAAACCGCTATTTCTCAAAATCAGCAAATGCTTGGTCCGCTTCAACTCATGTATCGGGAAGAAGAAGAAAAGTGGGCGGGGCAAATGACCAAGCTGGCCTGCGAGAATTGGCTGGACGATCGCATTCAGGCGGCCATGGGGAGCAATGGAATATGGGAGTTCAAGAAACTGCGTGGCGAGATGCTGAAACCTGGTTCCTACGTGTGGAAGGCGTCGATCATCCCGTTAGACCCAACAAAACAACAATCTTTTACACAAGCGATAGCGGCGGGGGCATTCAATCCGCAGCTTCCCCAGGTAGTTCAGAGAAAAATATTAGAGTTGTGGCAGTTGTCACCCGACTTGAATGACTACAACGAAGACGCCAAGGTACAGCAAAAGGAAATCGAGAACGGTAAACAGACGGGCCAGTTCCCGCAGCCCATCATGGGCATCCAGAACGACCAAGCCCACATCCAGACCTTAAAGCACTGGATGAACTCCGACGACTTCGAGACACAGCAGCCACAAACTAAGGTTGCCGCGCACACCCATTTCATTCAGCATGTGCAAAACATGTCCAACTGGATGCAGGTGCAAGGGGCCATGCAGGGCGCGCAAGCCGAAGCGGGCGGGCAACCGCAACAGCAGGGAGGGCAAAGTGAGCAAGGCAACCCGAACAACGACGCCCAGTTCCGGCAGCAGCGCGCGCAAAAAGGCCAAGCCTCTAAGCCGCATACTCCGCAACCGCCTGGCGGAAATCAGCACGCAGTTGGTCCTCGCGGACAGAGCCATTCGGCGCAACAGAAGCGCAGAAACGGACACACCCAGTAAAATGTGTGCTGATTTACTTGACATAGGGTATAGACTCTAACCCGATGAGTACTACGAACTCTGTTTCGTTTTCGGAACTGGAAACTGCGGCACCACCACCGAAGCCTGCCGAATCGGCGGTCCCGCCCGTAGTTACAGAGGAAGCAGCACCCGCAACTCCTCCGCCCCAGTTCACCGAGCAGGACATCCAGACACTTAAAACCTTCGCAGATGCCGGGGTTACGATTCAGAATTATCAACAGCTTTTGCAAGCCAATCAGTTGATTCAAAAGCTGCCCGACATCATCAAGACGAATCCACGAGTCTTGACCGCGGAAATCGCCAAAGCCGATCCCGAGGCTTACAAGAACCTCTTGGAAGCGGTTTCCGACGAATGGTGGGAAGTGATTGGAAAGAAGCTCCCTCAGAACACGGCGCAGAATGGCGCGAGCAGCGCTGTTCCTTCACCCGACCCGCGTATCGACCAATTGCAAGCCCAACTGCAAGGATTGATCCAAGAGAAGAATCAGGAGAAAAGCCAGCGGCAACAGCAAGCCATTATGACCGGATACAACTCGGCCATGGATGGATTACTCGCCAAATTGCCCGAGGGCGTCACTGATACGACCAAGGATTACATCCGCTTGAAGACGCAAGAACTTGTCTACAAGGACAATGCAGCGGCAACCAGGGTTGCAAACGGAACGTACGTGGACCTACCGAAGTACTTTGCCGAGGCTTCCGCCAAGGCGACTGCTGACATCAAAGCCTCTGCTGGCAAAGAACATGAGGCCCGCCGCGCTGTCGAATCGCGTGGGGGCAAGGAAATCACTCCCGCTGCGGAAGCCGTGAACGGCACGCAGGACGCGCCCGGACAAGATCCAATCTGGGGCGACTCGGGAATGATGAAAGACCTTCAGACCGCTCTCAAGCGGTAGACCAGCAGGGCCTTAAAGCAGGCCCACCATGGGACAATTTGATCTTTCAGCAGCCGATCCTATCTTCAAGATCGTTTTCGCACCTCGCATCGACAAGCAATTCAATACCGCGCCCGTCCTCTGGAATGACGTGTTCGAGGGTACCGGCACCATGATCTCGAACCGGGGTTTGGAAATCCCGGTCCACATGGCGCCCAACGGCGCGCACGCATGGTATGCCGATGGCGGCGCTCTGCCTGGCGCGGACTCGGAAAAGGTCAACCGCGCGCTCGTCGGCTTCTATTCCTACGCCAAGACGATCGGGTTCACGGGCGCGGCGCTCGATGCGGGCGGCGGCGGTGATGCGACGAACTACGTCAAATCGCTGGCGTTCAACATCCGCAACGGCGTGGTGCAGGCCATCAAAGAACTGAACATGTACTCCTTCCTCGACGGCACAGGCATCCTCGGGAAAATGAATAACACGACCACGCCATCGACCACCGTGAACACGGTGCTGGACGTGACCGGAACGGGTGACGGCGCGCGCTACCTGCGTCCTGGCCAGTTCATCAACGTCTATACCGGAACCACGACCCCAGTGAAGTTCTCGGCGCAGATCGTATCTGTGCAAAATACCCTAGGCGCGGCCGGCACGATTCAGAACACTTCGGCGGGCGGCAACGTGACCATTACCATCGGTCCCGCTTCCTCGGCCACGGCGATTGCGGTGGGCGATGCGATCGTATCCTCGGTGGGCGCGGCGGCTGGTTCGGCTGACTCGTTCAACAAAGCCATGGCTGGCCTCAAGGTCATCATCGACAACGGCACCTTCGCCACCAACTTCCAGAACATCAACCGCGTGAACAACCCGCAGTACAACGCCAACGTCATTCCGCTGACTGGGACTCCGGCCTTGACGAGGGATCACCTGCGACGCGGGATCTGGCTCATTCAGCAGGCCCGCGGCGCGGTTGACCTGAACAAGCTCCGCATCTGGTCGCACGGCGCGCAACTGCACGCCTATGCCGACATGGGCTGGACATTAAAACAGTTCAACGGCACAGCAATGAAGATGGACCTTGGCTACACCGCCTACGAGTTCGAAGGCGTGCCCTGGGTCATCGACACCGACGCACCGCGCGACACGCTGTACTTCGTCAACAAGGAATCCATGCTGAAGGTTACGGCGCGGAAACTGAGCTTTGACGACCGTACCGGTTCAATCCTGAACCGCGTAGTCAACTCGTCGGGCGTGTGGACGGATGCGTTCCAGGCGTTCCTTGAGTTCCGCGGCAACCTCGGCTGCCATTTCCCGAACGCAAACACAGCCATCACCGGTCTTTCCGTGCCGGCCTCGGGAGTGCAAGGGGGCTACTAATGGCCAAGCGTAATTGTGACATCTACGGTCCCGATCTCTCCGAACACGAGGATGAGGGGAAGGCGATCGCAGCTGAAGGGCTGAAGATCATGCGCGGCACCGGGGTCACGGACAAGCAGGACAAGTCCGACGGCCCCGATGTGTCCAAGAGCGGTCTGGAGAACTTGAAATAACGGAGGACATCATGAGCAAGGATGACATCTACGGATCAGTTCCCACCAAGGGAGTCGATAGCGTAGTCAAGGAAGCGATGGCTGACCTGAACGAGTCGGAATCGAACAAGGTCAACGGCCCAACGAAGTCCAAGGATTCCGACTATCCCGAGGAGGGCTAATGGCTTTGACCGTAACCCCAATGTACAAATGGACTTGGGGCGCTTCCGAGTTCATGGTGATTATCGAAGTTGTGGGTGATACCAGCTATCCGGCTGGCGGCTACCTGCTGCCCGCTTCGCTGTTCACCCTGAACACCTTCGCCTCGACGTCCGATTCGCAGTTGCAGGCGCCGCCACCGAACCCGGTTGGGATCTGGGCAGACAACTCCAATACCGGCGCGGCGGTCGGCGGCTACGCACAAATTGATGCCGTTACCGGAGCAATGCGTCTATTCGTGGCGGCTGGTACGGAAGTCGGCACAGGTGCTACGGCTGCAACATTCAAGACAGCACTCATTGCCTTTGGACACTAAATGGCCAACATCGCCATCCCGCACAAGACACTCCGCCTTGGCGTAGACGAAGCTCTCTACGTTGGAACTGGCGGAGCCATCAACGCGACCGGCACGGCAGGAACGTCACCCAACGGTACGTTCGCCATTCCGCCGCAATGCTCGAACTATCGCGGCATGGTGTGGTTTCAGGCTGTCCCGGTCGGCGGCACGGTCACGGCGCTGACCTTTCAGGTGGAAACATCGCTCGACGGTGGTACTACCTTCGGCATCCTGACCAGGACGTTCGGAGTCACCGGCGCGCCTTCCACGCTCACCACGTATTCGGCCCTGGCCTTCGGCACGCTCGCCTCCGCCGGCGTGATTGGAGTCGATTTTTCGGGTCTTGGCGGCAACGGTTGTCTCAGGCTGAATTTCACGACAGTAACGCTCGGCACTGGTACGGGGGCAAATATCTTTGCCCACATGGGTTAGGAGGATTTTTCTATGGCTGACTTAATCACTCAATCTTTGGTTGCCACCACGGTAACAGCGGGTGGAACGACGCGCCTGCAGGTTTTCGGCGGGTCTGTGGGAAACCAGTTCCTTGTCTGCGACTTCGAACTGACGGCTGCGCAGGCAGCTTCGCTCTCCTCGGGTTCCGTGCAGACTCCGACCTATTTCGTGGGCAACCAGACGGTTGACCTGTCTGCCGCGAACAACACTTCCTACACCATGAACAACACGGCGGGAAAGCCGATCGTAGGAAACCTGGCTGCGGGGCAGCAGATCACGATTGCCACCAAGGGCGGCTCGCTCGCCAATACCGTCGTGCAGATTGTTACGGTGGACAACAACACCACACTGCACGTTACCTACGTCAGTGGAGCCAACGCTGCCAACGTGACCGCGGGAGACATCGTTACCGTCAGTTCTCCGGCCGCTTCGGCTTCAACGACAGTGACGCAGGTAGCCGCGCCAAGTCCGCTGCCTGGCGTATACAACGCCATCTAAGGGGGTTTTTCCTATGGCCGATCTTCCGGCAGTTCGAATCACGATTACCAACATTGCCAGCGCGAACGGCGCGGCAACGTTGCAGGTTTTGTCGGGCACCCTGCCCTACCAGACAACCATCGTCACCTGCAGCCTGACGGCGGCACAGAACGCAGCCATGCAGACCGCGCTGCAAGCGACTGCCGGGACGAGCACGAATTTCGACTTCGCCGCTTCCCCGACTCCGATCCTGGGAATGGCGAACGCGCTCTAATGCCAGAGCTACCTAAGGGACTGAAGACCAAGAAGCGCGCCGACGGCAAGCTGGATATTGTCGGCGAGAACATCAAGGGTGAGGAATACGTCGCGCGCACGACCGAGCAGGATGGCATTACGGACTTTGACCTGAAGTTGCTCGACATCGGCAATCCTGAGAAGCGCAATGCCGACGCCTTTGTGGGGTTCTACCGCGACCAGCGGGACAATGCGAGGAAGGCCTGGGAGCACAGTCAGGACAACGAATGGTTCGATGCAGCGGAGAAAGTTGTCCATGCCGGTCTGCATCTTCGGGAATCACGCATCGGCTACTCAAGACTGTATGCCGAGAACTGGGACAAGGTTTTCAAAGACGTGAATTAGGAGGCTTTTCATTATGGCCACGACTATCGTGCAATCCGGTTCCACGCTGGGCGTCAAGAGCGATGTGGCAGGACCGTACAAATATCAGTGGAAGCGCAACGGCAAGATGCTGGGAGGCTCGCAATGGGCGTCCTACACCATTCCCGAAATCAAGGGTGAAGATTACGCCGCGAAGTGGACTGTCACTGTGTACGGTGAAAACGCCATTGAGGAAAGCCCTGCATTTACGATGTCCATTCCGACTGCGCGACCAGCCGGACCGGCAGCACCAGCGCACGCCGCCGCGCCTGCACATGCTGCGCCTGCGGATCTGGCGGCAAAGGGATTCACTCCGGCGCAACTCGCTGGAATCAAGAGGAGCAAATAATGTGGAGTGTTTTCAGTTCCGAAGATCATCCCAAGTGGGATGCTGACAATGGCTGCATGTGCGACTACCTGCAGGCTTTGGGTGTGCAAGTCATCCTAAAGGCTGGCCAGTGGACGCACCTCGAAGACTTCTATAAGCATGTGCGGTTCGAATCCTGGGTCGATGCGGCTGGCGACGGGCGCGAATCCATTACCACAGGGCAGCAGGTAGCCGAACGCTTGCAGGGCGACTTCCGGCTGCGCGGCATCCGTTGCGCGAACCTCGAAAAGATCACCGATGAGGAGCGCGAAAAGATTGAGGCCGACTCGAAGCAGCAGAACCTCAAGCTGCGCCGCATGTTTGTCGATCGCTTCGAGCAGCAATTCCGCACCAAGATGCAGGGAGGCCCTGGACGATGGCTGCCGAACACCTATGAAGCGGAGTGCTATCAGATTCTGGGACTTAAGCCACCCGACACGGTGCAAAAAGCGGAGACCGAGCACCGCAGCCAGGAAGTTCGAATCATCGAGCAGAAGATTGACCCGGAAACGCTGGCCGCACTTGTGGCAGCGGAAGTCGCTAAGATCACGGCACCAGCGCCAAAGAGATAAGGATGAATGAATCTATATTCCATCTGGCAGAGGGTAAATCGCAGGCTTCCGGGGTACGATCCGTCCGAACTCTATGACGAGATCAACGATGCCTATCAGGAAGTCTGGAACTACATTCTGCAGTTGGATGATTCCTATTTCACCGACGTTCGCACGACTTCGGTAGCCGTCCAGACCAACGAATTTGATTTCCTCTACAATTTCAACAACAACCTGACCGGCAACATTTCCAACCGCTATTTCCAGATTGACCGTATCCGCATCCTGCAGCCCAGCGATTCGAACTGGATTACCGCACTGCCGCGCAGTTGGAACGACCCGGAATATCTCGAACTAGCGCAGAACACACCGCAACAGCCGTCCCAGGGTGGCCCATATCGCTACGTCCTGTTCTCAAATGGCAGCGTGCAGTTCGCCAGACCATTGCCCGTTGGCGTGCAGATCGAAGTGGTTTATACGTTTGTATTCCTGCCCTTGACCATCGTTTCGAATGGCACGGTTTCTTCGCTCGGCTCTGTTGTCACCGGAACGTCCTCCAATTTCACGAGCATTCTGGGTGCGGACTTTCAGGGCGGCTTGCCCGGTTCGGATCAGGACACGGGCGTAGGCGTGGAACTGGTACTTACGGGTGGCGGCAACCAGACCTACCGGGTACTCAGCATCCAGAACGACACGACACTGACGACGGTCAACCAGATTACTCCTGCAGTCACGACGGTCGGATACCAGCTGGCCATGGTCCCTGACATTCCGCTTGGGCACCATGACGTGATCGCTACCTGTGCCACGCGCAACGTGATGGCTGCGCCAGGGAACGACCCGCGCCTTGCTTATTACACGAGTAGAGCCAAGGAACAGATTGACGCCATGCGGGACAGCGTAATGACCCGGCAACGGCAGGAACCGCCGCGGCGCCGCCGTTTCTCGCAAGCTGCCATTCGTTATTCGATTAGTTCACCGAGCCGCTGATGCCGAGCACACGACGTAGACCCGAGACCGAGTTCGAGAGCACCCAAGGCACTATTGGGACGCAGACGCTTACGCTGCAGGCGTTTACCGGCGGATTCAACGATTACACGAACCCCGAACTGATGAGTCCGCAGTTCTGGGCGGGCGCTTCTAACGTCTACTCAGGGCAACATCAGAACGTACGGCGCGCGCGCTGGGCACCCATCGCCAACGCCTCAAGTCTCGGGGCATGGGCCAACGGTTCCCTGATTACGGACATTTTTTCCTTTGTGCCGATCGGCGCAGCGTTTCCGTACCTGATTCTGGTGAACAAGAATACCGCGGTTCTGTCCTTCCCGTTTCCCTACAAAATCATCGGCTACGGGTCGGTCGCGGCAGTCACGCTCAATACGCTCGTTCTGTTCACGGCCGCTTCGCAACTCGGACCCTGGATGCGCTTTTCTCCGCTTCCGTCCTACATCCTGCAAACCAACGGTCTCGCGCGCATCAAGTTCTTTTATGCGTCGAACGTTTTTACCTTGGAATATTGGGGACTTGATACGCCGGATGCTTCGCCAGCGATTACGCCATCGGCGGGAGCCTCAAGCACTATGGCCGCTGGCACGGCCACACGGACGAGCAATATCGCTACGGTCTTTTCATTGGGCGTTCTGCCGGGACTGTTTGCACCAGGAAATTATGCGAATGTGGCGCTGACTGGGGATACCAGCTTCAATACGCAGCCTGGCGCTTCTGCGCTGATTACCGCATCGGTGCCCGGCACATCCTTCAGCTACGTCAATATCGGGCCGAACGTCGCGGGCGCATCGTCGGGCGGCACGAGCACTGTGCAGATCACCAAGACGGTGGGGCGATCGTACGAATATGCCTGGGAGAATGCCAATACAGGGCATGTGTCGGCGCCAAGCCCCGCATCGCAGTACGTGCCCTATAACAACCAGATTGGAACCATCAACTGCATCGAACCGGGAACGGTGTCCGTAGCGGGATTCAGCACAACCGTTGTGGGAACAAACACCTTCTTCACTTCGGCATGGATTGGACGGAAGATTTGGATTGATACCGGGATCGGAGTCTCACGGTTCGTTACGGCGGTCGCGGACGCCACGCACCTGTCGATCGAGACATCGCTGGGCGGGGGCGCCGTTACCAACGCCAATTTCCAGATTTTCGATGCCCAGGCCACACATATTCGGCTTTATGCGACCGGAGATGGCGGAACCGTCTATCTGCGGATTGCCAGGAACGCCTTTGATCCAACACAGGCTCTCGCAACCTCTGGTCTGCAATTCATCGACACAGCAAACTCGGAACCGCCGAATGCGCCATTTACGAATGAGATTGACCAGAAACAAAACGTGCCGCCGCCAATCGGCGCTTTCCTGCAGGACTACCAGGGGCGGGTACTCGTCTACGGCGTGCCTGGGGCGCTGCAGAGCTTCTTCTACTCGAATATCGAATCGACCGTTGTAGGCCAGCCAACAGAATCGTTTGCCCTGCTGAACGAGATCACGCTGCCCGTGGGCGAATCGCAACTGAACGGCATGGCCAATCTGCCCACCGGCCTCATCATCTGGTCCTCCAAACAGGACATGTTTAAGTTGACAGGCACACTTTCTGACAATACTGTGGCAAACGCGCAACAGTTGGGGGCGTCCATTCAGCGCTTGCCCTATAAAATCGGCTGCGCTTCGCCGTACGCGACGGCTGTGACATCTCTCGGGGTGTTTTGGTTGTCGAGCGACAGGGAAGTGTGGCTGTTTACTGACCACTATGCGCCGAAGAATGTGGGTAAACCGATACAAAACCTGCTAAATCGCGCGCAGCGCATCCAGTTCGCCAAGATGAAGAATTACAAGTCCGGGGACCGCAATTGGCTGGCTCTGGCCCTTTCGCTCGATCAGTCCGTGCAGAACAATACCCTGCTGCTTCTGGACCTCGACCTTCTCGCGTCGAATGGCCAGCCGTCCTACTTCACGTTCGACATGGCCACGAATCAGCCGACCTGGTACGTCTACAACCGCAACTGTGAGTCGATCGAAGCGGCTTTTGATTCGGTGAGCAAGAACCATCTGCTAGTCGGAGAAGCGGACCTGATTACGGATGTGGACTGGACGGATGGCTACTACACGGTCACGTCGGAACTGTCCATCCCGAACTCAAGCCTGACGCTGCACGCGGTCGGCAACCAAGATCCCGAACTCATCAAGACCGGCCGCTGGATGCGTGTGACCACCAACCAGCAGCCAAAGTACCTATCGACGCAAGGGTGGAACTGGAACATTTTGGCCTACGACGATGACAAATACATCCTCGGAATCAATCCGCAGACGGTCAAGCTGGTGCCGGGGGTGGACAGTCCGAGTCAAGTATTTGGTCTGGAGTATTCTCCGGCTGTGTTTCGCTTTGGGGGTGTGCGGTCGGTAAAGGGGCGCCGCTTCCAAGTGCAATGCAACTTCCCTTCCGGGCCGGGCTTTTACGAACTGCGCGGCTATCAAGTCTCTTACGACCATGTGGTGGCGAGGTAAATGGCGGGACAACTCTATCTCGGGCGGGTAGGCGACCTCTCCTCGAACATGGGTTCCATGTTTGGCGGGAACGCGCGTGTCGGCGGGCAGCAGCAACCGCAGCAAGGCGGAATTGGCGCAACGGGTGGACAGATGGGCATGGCTTCGCCGCACGTCACCGGCCCAATGCAGATGCAGCAACAGGGTGCCATCCCGCAGCCGCAGCAGACGCAGGGCACGACGGGTTCAGGCCCGTCCTACGGCGGGCAGTACGATCCCATGGCGGCGCAGGCGGTGCGGCCCACGTCCTTCGGGCAGATGGATGCTTCCTACGGGCAGAACTTGGCTTCTGCTATCGGCAACTCGTTCCGCCGGCCGCAGCAGAACCAAGCCTTGCAGTTCAACCCGTACGGGAACCTGACCGACGCGAACGTGCAGTATCCGAACCTCGGCGGTGGTAACGCTGCTTCTCCGGGCTTGCCGCAGACGATGCTGCAATGGTCGCAGATGTTCAACCCGGGGGCTGTGTCGCCGCCCAACACGATCAACGCCGCGGGGCAGACGGTAGGCGGCATTGTGGGGACGAACGCACAGGGGAACCCGATTTATGACTGACGAAATCAGAGAGGCCACCATTGAAGACGTGCCGCGCGTCGTCGAACTCGGCAGGAAGTTTCTCGCGGAAGGGCCATACGCAGGGCAGCTTGCCGACAACCCGGAACAGGCTACCCGCTTCGCCTCCCTGCTTATCGGCAACCCGGCAGCTAAAATTCTGGTTTCAGACCTCGATGGCCGGATCACTGGGGTCTTGGCTTTCCTCCTGTTCCCGCACCACTTTTCGGGGGAAATGACAGCCTTGGAAATCATCTGGTATGTCGAACCGCAGTACCGACCGGGCGGAATCGCCATGCGGCTCATGTGGACCGCGGAACGTATCGCTTTGGAGATGAAGGCGCACTTCATGCAGTTCACGGCACCCGACGCCAAGGCCAGCGCCATTTATGAACGATTCGGATACCACCAAGTAGAAATCGGGTATCAGAAGGAGCTTCGTCCATGCCAGTCCTAAGCACAGCCCTTGCGATTGCCGGGGTCGCCGCCGCGGGCGCGGGGGTCGGTGAACAGATCCACAACAGTGGCCAGGCCAGCGCAGGGGCGCAAACGAATCAGGACATCGCCAATCAGGAACTCCAGAAGAAAAGTCAGGTATTCAATCAACTGAGTCCGTTCTACCAGCAGTACGAACAGCAAGGAAGTCCTTACCTGCAGAACATCCAGCGCGCGGGAGCGGAACAAAATGCCCAACAGTTCAGTAACGCAGCCGGACAACTTCGCGGACAGATGGGTGCAAGTGGTCTGGGCTATGGTCCTAGCGGCACTACGGCAGCAGCTCTCGGACAACTGGGAACGCAGCAAGCGCAGTCGAGCGCGAACAGCTACCTCCAGAACTTATTGAACAATGAACAGGTAAAGTTTCAGGCAGCGCAAGGGCAGGCGGGCCTCGGCAACATGATGAGTGGGCAGAACACGGTGGGCGCCACGCCGCAGCCTGTGAATAGCGGGATTGGCAGTTCATTTAACGCCTTCGGGCAAGCGCTGCAAAACATTCCTTATAACGGGAACACCAGTTCGACAGGCGGAGCGAACGTCAATGCGGGTGTGACCACAGGGCCGAACCCGTCGCAAGTGCCGTCGCCGCAGCAATTCCCGACGCAGGGCACGTACAACTTCGGGAATCTCCTGCAGCCACCCGGCACACAAGGAACACCGGTATGAGCCAAGGCGATCCGCAAAATCCGAATCCGCTTGCGGCCTTAATGAATCCGACGGCCCAACAGCCGGCTGCCCCTCAGCAGCAGGCACCTGTCCCCCAGGCGCAAGCCGTTGGTGGAGGCGGTCCAACACCACCGCCTCCCTCCTCTCCCGGCAATTCCATGGCGCCGATGGTTCAGCAACTCATGGGGCAGTCGCAGCAGGCCATGAACAACCCAATGGGGCAAGCCGTGCCGCAGGGTGGCGGGCTGATCGACGCACTGAAACATCCCATGGTGGCAGGCCTGATAAAAGCCATCGCTCAGATCGCGCAGAGCGGCGGCTGGACAGCCATGATGCCGCAGGAACGCCTCGAGCGTACCCAACTGAACCAGCAGAAAGCGGAATCGCTGTCCCGCCTTGCAGAGACAGGCGCGTACCAGGGTGGCAGCCTCGACATCCGGCAGCAAGGCGCAGATATCAATAAACAGAAGGCCAATACGGGTGACGTTAACGCCGCAACTAAAGCGGAAGATGTCGCCAGCAAGGGCGATCTTCGGGACGCTCAGATTCAAAATCTTACGGATAAATTGCAACTGGCGCAGGACCGCAATGAGTGGCAAAAAGCCATGGCCAGCGGACGGCTGGATATCGCGCACCAGATGCTTGACCAAAAAGCCAGCCAGTTCGATGAAAAGATGAAACTAGCCATCCAGAAATATGGCCTCGACAAGGCTAAGGTGAACCTCTCAAGTGAGGGAATGGGTATCAAGGAAGGGTTTCTGGATCTTGCCCGCACAGCATTGTCGCAAAAGGGCACGGAGCAAGGGTTGCAAGTGCTTACCAAGCTACAGCAACTTGCAATTGAGTATCCGGCGATGTCTTACGTCGTAGGTCTCGATGACATCAACAAGATGATTGGCGAATCGGCTGGCAGCGGGATGCCAGGAGTCGCGCCTATGTCTCCCACGCCAGCACAGGCTACGCCTACGGGCGTGCCAGCGCCGCAGAACAAGGCCTCTGCCAAGAAACAGCAACAGGGTGGCGGTGACGTACACATTCACTACGATTCCAAGGGGAACAGGGTTCAGTAATGCCAGACATTCAAGCCCATCTGCCGGACGGAAAGACGGTGCTGCACTTCCCTGATGGCACGGACCCGTCTGTGATCGACGGCGTGGTGAAGCAGCATCTTTCGAGCAACATTCCCGGCTCGCAGACACAGATGCCTACTCCGCCCGTCGCGCCGCAACCGCTTGCAGGAAAAATGCAACCAATGATTTCACCGTCTAGCGTAAAGGATACAGCCGGGCAAATTGGCCGCGGTGCCACGCTCGGCGGATTCTCCGGTCTCGGCATTCCCGAAACACAGCAACCGCTTACCGATCTTGTAAAAGGGTTTGCCAGTCACACGCCGACATGGAAGGAAGCACTCGACCCGACGGCCGGCGCGCTGACTGGCGCGTATGGACTCGGCAAGGCGGAAGTCGGCTCAGGCCAGGAAGCCTATCAGGGCGTCAAGCAGGGCGATCCTGAACTTGCTTCTCATGGCATTGCTTCTGGTTTAACACGCGCATTAATGCTGAAGGATATTGCGAAGGGGACAGAACCTGCGAAGTCTGGTGCCGAACTTAAAGCTGGCGTAGCTGATGCAACATACAAGCGTGGCCTTGGCGTTCAGGAGACGCTTAAAAACGCCAGTTCCAATATCCATAAGGCTGTAGGCGATGCAGCACAGAGTTACATTAAAAAAGTAGATGAGAAATTCCCGCAAGGTGCGATTGATCCAACGCAAGTGATGAGCAAGGTCAATGAGGCGAAAGCGGAGCTGGTCAAGACACCTGAGAAATATCCGCGCGGGCTTGCCCAGATGCTCGAAGAAGAAGCTGCCCCTGAAGCAGTCAGTCCATATTCGGATGTCGTTAAACAGCGATTAGCCGCTGGTAAATCTGTGAACGAAATCAGGGCCGAATTTTCAGACCCAAAAACCGGACGCGGACTACCACCTGAACAGGTAAACGAAGCCTTGAAAGGTGCTGGGGCTGGTGGATGGAGCGCCGACCAAGCAAAGCAATGGCGCAGCAAAATAGGCGCTGCGATGGCGTCATCGTCAGGGCCAATGAAGTCCGTACTCGCTACTGCTTATGATGACCTGAGTACGCAGATGGCGAGTGCGGCTGGCAAAGCAGATGCGGTGAAGGATTATGCAGATTACAACAATCTTCATAAAAAGCATCTGGCTTTTCTGAATGATCCTACCGTTAAGAAAATCATGTACGGTGACACAGCCAAGGACACGCTGGCCCCGTTGTCCGATCCGAATACCATGGCCCACATTCATACCCTGCTAGGAGATTGGGACAAGTACGGAATCAAGACCGAAGATCTGGCCAACGAAGGATCAGACTATGGCAAAGCTCAGGCGCTCATGGCGCAGAAACGATTTCGATGGTTTCCTGGCGGTACGCTCGGCGGTGCTGTCTTGGGTCATGCGACTGGCATGGGTTATATGCCTGGTGCTGCTATTGGAATTGGTATTGACCGGATGCTGAGTGGGGCAGGAAAAGCCTCCAAGTTCATCGAGAACTCAAAAGTCAGTCCGTTCTATGAGGCAGGATCAGGAAAAGCTGCATCTATTGCGCGCGGCTGGGATGAAGGCGTACCAACAATCCCGACGAGCAAGATTTCGCTGAAAGCTGCTGAAAACGCACCGGAACAAATGCCACCACCGATGCGCGGCGGTTCCACCGGATTGCCGCCGCTCGACAAAGGCAGCCTGATGGCCAGACTAAAGCAGTCCATGAAACCCAGTTGGGCGCAGGAAGATGAAGCTGCCATTGCCAGAGCCAAGGCCGATATGCCCCGTATGGCCGCAAACGTCGAGAGACTAAGAAAAGAAAAGGGCATCGTCTACAAGGACGAAGTTCCCGGCTATGACGAGCAGGGTGGCGACCTCGTGGACCCGAACGACTATTCCAAGGGATACAAGAAGCGAAAGGGAGAGAAATAGATGGTTCTGTACCTCGTGCCGACACCTGAAAACAAGCTGGACCTAAAGGGTCGAGAGACCGGCTGGCATCGCGTGCCACTCGATCGCAACTCGAAAAAAGCGTTCCGTGAACGCCTGAAGCAGCTATCTGACAAAGGGGTGCAATATGTCCTCGGAAGTGACCTCGACACCGAAGCGGTTAATGTCGCTGCAAACGAACTGCACGTGCCCCCAAGAACTGAATTTAAGCTACGTCGTTTCAACCTCGGAAGACATCACGCAGCGCCCGCCGATACTGTTCAAACTGTACTGGGAACAGTCTTGGAGCAGTGGAAGGACAATCCCGACATCCCGCTTCGGGGCGGCGACTCGTTTACCAGCTACGAAAAAAGATTCGTCAACTTCGTTCGGCAAAAACTCACCGAAAAAGGGACGGCGGCGCTCGTAACCGATTTGCGCTCGATTCGCATGATGCGGGACTTTGATCCGCACGCGCTCATCAACAACGGCAATCCGGTGTCGCGGGAAAAGATTTACGTGCTCAAAGGAGAGTAGCAATATGGTGACCGTGGAACAGGTTTTGGAGCAAATGAAAACTCTTGGCTGGACGGTGAATGGCCCAACCGTACCCGCGAAAGCACCGGAGGGATTTTCTCTATTTGGGCCGTGGAAAGAATTTAATTCCGATATGACGCCTAATGGCAAATGGGCGGTCTCTGCGAACTGGAATGGAAGCAAGTTCGATAAAGCTCTCTATCGCAATGAGTGGGTGCGGTTCACGTTGGACGATGAAATTACGGATGTAATCGAACGTATCAAGGCAGCGATGGCAAAGGCACAGGATGAGGTTGCCAACGCCACGCCAGAAATAATCACGATGGATTTGGAGAAGGTTAAACAGTAATGCCTCTCGGTCCAAGACGAACGTGGAATGCTCCGCCAAGCTTTGATGACCCGAATCAGCAGGATTGGGCTACTTGGCTGACTAATTCCATTCAAGCCTTGCAGGGTACGCCGATCGCGCCCATCGCGCCGCAGGTGGCCACCATCCCGCATCCGGGCGCCGTGCAGGTGGTGTGGAATGAAGTGAACCAGGCGCGCGCCTATGCGGTCTATGAAACGTCGGCAGCGAATGCCCCTCCAGGCGTGCCCATCGCCACCGTCTCGGCCAACATGTCGGCACAGTCCAACAGCCTGATGCGCTTCAATCTGAATGACACGGTAACGCGGTACTACTCAGTCGTGACGATTACGCAGTGGGGACGCAGTGCGCCATCGACGCCTGTGGCTGGTGCAGCGCTGGCAGTAGGCGCAACAGTGATTCCTGTGTCGGACAAGGGTGTAAACATCAACGCAGTGGGCGGTGGCAGCGGGGGAGGAGGCGGCCTGTTTGGAGTGAAACCGGGGCCACACTTTTAGATGCCAGTTCCCTGCCAAGTCGTCGGCAATCTCATCCAGTTGAGTAATGGTGTCATCGCGCAAGGTCAAGTGATTTTCGAGCTGGCCAATACGGGCGTCGGCAACCCGATTACGATTATCGGCACGGGCATCTTCCCTGCCCTGAAGTATGTGGCCTACTCTGCGGCGGACGGCTCATTCACGCAAGCCCTGTGGGGCAATGACAACATCAATCCGGCGAACACGATTTACAACGTTACCTACCGCGACAACCAGGGCAACGAAGTGGGACCGATCCAGTATTCGATTACCGGATTCACGGTCAACCTGAACAGCCTTGCCGCCACAACGACGGTGCTTCCGCCAGTACTGTTCAGCATCCCAAACTCAGCGCGGTTCTACGCTTCGGGTACGAGCCTCGTCGCCGGAGATTTCCTGCTGACTGGCTGGGGCACTGGCGCGACCATCACGGCGATTCACGGCTCGGATATGGCGCATCGCTTCACGATCACCGCCGGCACAACACCTTCGATCAGCCCTACCGTGCGGCTAACTTTCCACGATGGCCCATGGCTCTTTGCTCCAGTCATCCAGGCGCAATGGACGGACGGTACGGGCGTGGTATCGGATCTTCGAACGACGAGAACAGCGTCCATTTATACGTTGACCTATGAAGGTCTGCCCGTCTCGACGCAGACCTACATCATCGACGTGATTTGCATCGGGGTACTCAATTGAAAAAACTACTCATTCTGGCCTTATTTCTGTGGGCGCTTCCCGCCTCGGCACAAACCACGATCAACGGGCGCGTGCAGACGGGCAATGCGGCAGCCAAGCCTGCTACGTGCTCAGGCGGCGATCAGTACAACGCGATTGATACATGGCAGCTATTCATTTGCGGGCCTGCGAATACGTGGGTTGCGCAGGGGGGCGGTGGCGGAAGCATCAATGCGGGCACGGCAGGCGATACCGCGTACTATTCGGCGGCAACGGCCATCTCTCCGGGGACGGTTGTGCTCGACATGGCTGGAATCGCAGGCGCAAACCTCGGCGCGAAGATGAACGCCTGCGTGGCGCAATTACCTTCGAATATCGGCGTTTGTATTGGTGACAACCTGACCGGTGCCCAGACGTTATCGACCGCCGTTACCGTCACCGCTCCTGCCTCCGTAGTGTTTACATTCTGCGGCCAGCAGATCAGCCAGACCGCAGCTATTGCGGGCGATGGATACTCGATCAAGGGATGTCCTTCCAAGACCACGATATTCACCAAGGCTGCGAACATCGACATGATGACGTTAAGCGGACTTTATCAGTCGATCAGCGGAATCACATTAAAGGGCAATCGCCCCACGAATACCGGCGACGGAATCGTTTTGAATGGCATGGAGTTTGGAATCATTAGTGACGTGGCGATTCAGGGAATCAAAGGAAGTTCGATCAACTGCCAATTCTCCGCATGGCCTTCACTGAACGACATCAAAGTATCTGACTTTGGCAATCATGCCTATCTCGAAAACAGTTGCATAACGTTTATCAACAGTCCCACTTTCCGAGACACCCAAGACACGGCGCCAGCGACCGGAACGACCGTCGATATAAGCAGCAGCGAAAGCATATACAACGGCGGGTACATGACGAATGGAAGTGGTTTCGCAGTCGTGAATGTGGCGGTGGAGGGCAGCCCGAGCACCTTTAACGGATTGGACATCCAAAACTTCGGCGCATTTGAAGGAATGATTCTCGGCCAGGTGGATCTGGTGTCCAATACCACGATCATCGGGGGTGGGGCCAGCCATCCGGCACTGACCATGAACTCGTCGCAAGTCAACAATAGCACGATCACATATCTTAACGGCGGATCGGACGGCATTCTGGTGAACGGCGCGGGACGCATCCAGAACAGCGCCATCTCATTCGATGTCACATCCGTTACTGGTAAGTGCGCGATCAATCTGAAAGGCGAATCTATCGGGGCCAATATCTCGAACAATTCCGTGGCTTCTACGGGAACCGGCAGCGGACCCAATTATGGCATCTGCGTCACCACGGTTGCGGTGCAGCATTCCCTCGATAATTTCATAGAGAGCAACTACATCGACTGGAGCGACGCCACCAACAGCGCGGCCGTTCGTTTCGACAATACTGCGGGGGTCAGTGCCAATGCTGCGAATAACAAATTCCGCGATACCGTCTGCATCCACATCCATTTCTGTGTGTCCCGTGTCGATTCCCTCAACAACCGGAACGTCTACGAAAACAGCCAGGGCGATCCGACGGTAACCTTCGATTCCGGCGGAAGCACCGCCGACATCATCACCCAAAATACGGATTCTGTGGGAATCACGTTTGCCACTTTGCCCATCGCTGGTAACGGCTCGCAAATCTATTGCACGGATTGCACCAGCTTGACTCCTACGACTGCGGGCGGCACTGGAGCCTACATCTTTCGCATCAATAACACCTGGGGCGCGCCAGGGCCACCGTCGGGCATTTCCTTTTCCAATAATCCGGTAAATAGCACCGCGGCCATCGGTTCAGCCGTAGCCCAAAACGCCACGAAACTATCGTCCTTCTACATCAGCACGACGGTGAGCGTGCTGAGTGCCATGGCCTACGCCTTATCGACCGCCGACAACACAGCCGCTGTGTACGACATTGGCATCTACGGGCCGAATTGCAGGGCAAGCGCGACAGGCGTTCCCTTGGTTTTTCACACCGGCCCGACCGCAGGCACAGTTCTAGCGCCATCCACGGGAGTCAAGACTATCGCAATCACGGGCGCCCCTGTGAACGTCAACATGATACCCGGATGGTATTGCTTTGCGAATACGTCGAGCGCAGCCGCGCCCGCGGCGGTCTTTGCCGGAGATTCGGTCAACACGCATCTTGCGATGTTTACGCATGGCGCTGCTCCCGCAGGCGGCACAGGAACGACTTCAGGCGGAACGCTGAACAGCACGATTACGGCTCCAGCAACCAGCGTCATTGTCGAGCCGACTGTGTTTGTAGCCGGATACTAAAGAGCTGATGGAGGATCATTGCTGAGCGCCAACCCCAATACGCATCGCGGAATTACAAGAGATTGGCACTTGCGCTACAGATTCAAGGAAACACGAATGCGCCACAAAATCAGCGATAAGGATCTGGTAGACCACATCGGCAGGCTGGAACGCGAAGTGGACAGGCTGAATAGCCTGCTCGCTGAACGGAAGGATGCGCTTGCGAGTCTACAAAGTCTGGGAACAAGAATCGACAATCTCAGTCGCGAATATGTGGATGTTTTGCAGGTACTTGAAAAGGCCCGTATTTCGTTGGCCTATCTGACCGTCATGGAAAAGAGCGTCTACGAAATGGTGAAAACATCCCGCGGGCTTCCGAATAAGGTCATTGCGGACAAGCTGGGCATTTCCCGCAGTTGTTTGAATTTTCACTTGAACCACATTTTCACCAAAATGGGCGTGCGAGGTAAAAATGAGCTGTAAACGGTACGCGCTTCTCTTTCTCGTTCTGTCTCTCGCCTCGTGCGGCAAGAAAAAGACCGCTGTCAAGCTGACGGGCACGCACTCAGCATCGCTGTCCTGGGCTGCGAGTCCCACGGCTGGCGTGCAATACCACGTCTACCGCAACAATGCAGTCGTGGGCACTACGGCGGCTTTGACCTACACGGATTCTTCGCTTCCCGCTTCGACAGCTTTTACTTATCAGGTGACTTCGTTCTGCGTGACGTGCAGTTCCCTGTTCACCGGGGAGAGCGTGCCATCGAACACGGTTTCCGTCACCACGCCGCCTGACAACGTTCCCCCGCCGCCACCGCCACCGCCATCAGGATTCAACACCGGGGACCGCGTCAAGACGCTGGCTACTGCGAACGTGCGCGCGACGGCTGCTGCTTCTGGCCTCGGGACGCTCTTGGGCACGGAACCGGCTGGAGCACTCGGAACGGTGACGGCGGGCGCTCAGGTTGTCAGTACGCTGGGCTGGACGTGGATACAAGTAAAGTTCGATACTTGCGCGGCCGCAATTCCAAGCTGCACGGGCTACGTCGGCGGGGACAATCTTGTACTCGTCTCTACTCCGCCACCGCCGCCGCCCACACCCACTTTGAAACTGACCTGCACTCCCACGGTGAACACGGTGACGTGTACAGCAGTGACCACGAATGTGCCAGCAGGCAGCGCATTCTCGGGAACTATGGCAGTAGATGGACTGAACGCCACGGCCACAGGAGTATCCAAATAGATGATAGGCCCACCACCAGATTCGACTCTTATTCAGGAATGGGTGACGTTTTTAACGCCCATCGCATTCGCACTGATGGCGGTTGTCAATGTGGTAATTGGAAAGATGGCTGCCACGAAAGTCGAGGAAGCCAAGACCACTCTGGCGGCAAATACTGCTGTCCAGAGCCAGAAACTCACCGAGATTCACACCCTCGTCAACAATGACCACGGCGTAAGCCTTCGCCTCGCTGCCAGCGCCCTGCAACGTGTGGCTGACCTTACCAACAGGGGCGAGGATCAAGCGATTGCGGATGAAGCAAAACGCATGTCCGATGAGCATGACAGTAAGCAGCGCGTCATTGATGCCGAGAAACCGAAGATTGAAACCGACGTTCCGGGGATTAAAGCGACCCTCTCCGTCGATCCAAACACTTCAGAGAAGGGAACCAAATCCTAATGTCAATGAGGTGCGCGGTTGAGCCTCGAACAGTTTTTAGCCGTGATCGCGGCGGGTATATCTCTCGGGATGGGTTGGGCTTCCGTCCGCTATTTCATGGACAAGAAGTTTCAGACTCAGAACAGCAATGGTAACGGCAACGGGAAATATGAAGCTCTGTCGGTCGAATTACAGGCCATCAAGGTACTGCTTTTAGGCGTACAGGGACAAGGCGGGCTAGTCATGGAAATCAGGGATTTGCGGTTGTCCAAGCATGATGTGAACAACGCCATCCAGACCTTGCAGAACAAGATGTACGTGGTCGAGGCCAGGGTTAACCAGATAGATATTCGGTTGAAGCAGGATTGAGGAGGATTTTATGGAACGCAACAATGGAGCTCCACTGCATTTAATCTGCATCGTAATCGCGCTCGTCATGTTCGCCATCGCTGGATTTGGCTGGCCCGCGCCGATTGAACCATACCGCGTCAAGTTTATCGGGATCGGCTTGTTCTTCTGGCTGTTGGCATCGTTTTTCTGAGGAGGTTTCATGTTGCTGCTTATCATAATACTGATTCTCGTGTTCGGTCTTGGAGGCGGGTATTGGGGCTATTCACAGTGGGGGCCGAATGGAGGGTTTGGGATACTCGGCACTATCCTTGTGATTGTGCTGGTTTTGTACTTGCTGGGTGTAATTCGGCGGTGACTATCTGGATTGAGTGCGAGTTCTGCTGGCACCGCAAAGCAATCAAGGAACCGTCGCTCGATGTGCATGATGACACGCTCGAACGAACCATCGTGGATCTGGACCTGTACAAGCAAGGACCGTGCCCGCACTGCGGAAAGAAAAGCTGGAGAGTACTAGAAAGTAATGAGAAATGAGGAATCTGTGAACAGACGAACATTTGCAAGTCGCATCGGTAGTTTCGCATTGCTGGCCTTCGCTGGCGGATTCTCGCTGTCCCTGACAGGCTGCAGCGTGTTTACCAATATCCTGAACTGGATCCCGGTGGGCCTGTCTGCGATTGACAGCATCGTTGCACTGCTCGGGCCCCTTGTGCCTCCGGGTGCAACCGCTATCCTGACGATTGTGAAAGCAGCCTTTGCAGATCTGTCCGCGGCCATCAGCCAATACAACGCAGACACGAATCCGGCTGATAAGGCAACGCTGCTGGCGAAGATCAAGACAGTGCTCAAGGACATAGCGGACAATTTCCAGTCGTTTCTCAATGCGCTCAACCTGGGGAACAATCCGCTGGTTGCTATCGTGATCGGTCTCGCGAACATCATCCTGTCGGCCATCATGGGCTTTATGGGCCAGCTTCCCGCAGTCCCGACAACGAAGACTGTCAAAGTCGGGTCACAGACGCAGCCTATCGTGCCGAAGGTCTACAAGAGTCCAGCCGATTTTAAGAAGGCATTTAACTCTGTCTGCGTAACACTCAATCACCCTGAAGCGGAACTGAAATAATGGAACGCAAACTAGGCAAAAAACCAGCACGTTTCGACAAGCGAACGCTACAGTTCGGCAGCTATCTCACGCCCAAACTGCCAACGCCACCGCCTCGCGTCGATTGGACAAGGGGCTTTAACTTCAACTGGGGCATGATGCTCAATGACAACCTCGGCTGTTGTGTCGAGAGCGCCAAAGGCCATGCCGAGCAAGTCTGGACCCTGAATACCGGCCGCATGGTCACGGTGCCTGATTCAACCATTCTTAACAATTACGAAACAAACGGCGGGTATGTTCCGGGTGACGCCTCGAGCGACAACGGCGAGAACGAACTCGATTCCCTGAAGGCGTGGCACAACAGCCCATCCGGCCTGTCCAGGCTCGCAGCGTTCGCAGCCATCAATCCGCAGACGCTTGGACACGTGCAAGAGGCCATCTATCTGTTCGGTTTTGCCTATATCGGCTTCCAAGTACCCCAATCGGCCATGGATCAAAACGCGCAGGGGCAGATTTGGGATGTTGTTCCGAATGATGGCGGCATCGTCGGCGGACATGCAGTTATCGTGCCGATGTATGACAACCCGAGCAATACACTGACGTGCATCACCTGGGGCATGAGGCAGGTTATGACATGGGCGTTCTGGAAGAAATACACGGATGAAAGTTACGTCCTACTGTCTCCGGCATGGCTCAATAAGCAAGGCTTCGACCCCTCTGGCTTCGACATGGCAACACTGATAGCGGACTTGACGGCCGTGACCAGATAGTCAGAAAGCGACAGTAATGTGGTTCGACAAAATCGTAGACTTGTGGAATCGGAGGCGCAACGTGGATGAACGAGACGAGCGATGGAGCGATAGAGACGTAGTTCGCGAGCTGAAGGAACTGGAACGGCTCATAGTTCAGCAGAACAAGAAGCTGGCCGACGCCATTGAAGACGCGGCAGAAGACACGATCAAGGCCATTAAAGCATCCACCGACGCTATTGTTGCGGCCATCCAGGGTTCGGCACCGCCCGAAAAAGCAGTATCAGCAAATCTTACTTACTCTATAGGAGGCGTTCCCATGGGAGCACCAGTTTCAGGAGCACCAGGAAACACAGCTACACCGACGTTTGCAGAAGCCGCAGCCGATGGTTCAGCTGTAGCACCGATCGGGCCAGTAATCTTCGCGTCCGACAACACGGCCATCGTCTCGGTGGACGCGAGCACCGGAATTGCCACCTTGGTTGCGGCTGGCACGGCAAACGTGTCCGCGCTCGACCAGGGCAACGGTTTGACCGACAGCGTAGCCTTCACGGTTACTGCCGTCGTGCCCGTCGCCACAACCGCGACTCTGAATTACACCTTGAATCCTGCCCGCAGGCGGTAGTGATTATCGAGGTTCACCGCTTGTGGTCTGGCCCGGAGAACTCGGAATACCGGGCCAGCACTACAGGCACGCTTTCACTCGATGGCGAACAGGTTTGCTACACCCTTGAACCTTCTGCACTCATGATCCCGCCAGGAACCTACGCTCTAAAACTTCACTGGAGTGATCGCTTCGGCAGGATTACTCCGCACATTGTCGATGTCCCAGGCCGAACAGCCATTGAATTTCATGGTGGAAACAGAGCAACCGACAGTGACGGTTGCGTGTTGGTGGCCCTCTACCGGGTAAGCGACTGGCTGATCTACGATTCCCTGCCCGCTACGTCGAAGATTGAACTTGCCCTAATGCTGGCGGAGAACGCAGGGGAAGACAGCACGGTCACAATTTCTTAGGTGCTTCGTGGCGACCTGCCCCTAATCGGCTCACCGGCATTAGGAACCGGCGATTCATCAGCTTCATGGGCCCCGCAAAGTGAGCCTCCACTGACAGCCAGCCGCCACGAAACTTGGTCGAGTTGCCATTGTAAACTTCCCCGATACCGAGCCTGCGTGCATTCATGGCATTCGCAACGCGGATGCTGTTGTTGCCATGTTTCACTCATGTTTTCCTCTCCGTCGCGCCAGCGGGCACGCCAACGCCAGCAATGGCAGTTCTGAGCGCCCATTGAACCTTTGCCAGAGCATCTGAGAAGTGCTCATGTCGGGAACAGTCTGGCACGTCTCCGGGGATGGTGCACCACCAGGCGCCGTACTTCTTGCTGACTTTGATCTTTTGCTTCACTGCGCCTTCTTCCACTTCGCATATTCGAGAATCGCCAGATTCAGGCAGCCGAGGCACAAACGGCACTTTTCCTCGACATAGCCGTGCTGGCAACAGCGCAAACAGCGACCTTCTGATGCCAGCCGCAGCTTGAGCAACGGCAACTTCAAGTGCGCGCACTCCTTTCGGTGGCAGGCGGGTTGCCCTTGGCAGGCTTAGGATCACTCGGCGAAGCGCCACCCAGGCTGGCTTGGTCGGTGGTGATGGCTGCCAATAATTCTTCGGCACATGCTTGTCCCTTAACCGTAAAACCGCGCCAATAATCGTCAAGAAAGGTCTCTGGTTGACCGGGGCATTGCGCTTTCCACTTCTTCGCTAGGCCCTCCAGCAACGCAGCCGCCGAGGCACGCTCTCTGGCTAACTCGGATTCCAGCGTATCTATTCGGTCAAGCAGTAGATTAATCTGATGTTCTGGTGTCATTGCGATTCCTTCCTGTCCCCGATTTCCTGCTTTGTCAGTGGT